GTCCACGATGTGCTCGATGAGCGCACCGTTCATGTCGTCCGCTAGCGTCTGCTGTGCGCTCGCCAGACCGTCCGTAAGGCTCTTAGCGGTGTCGGCAGCCTGCATGTCCGCGTACTGCTGTTCCTTCGGCGTGAGCAGCCCGCCCTGCGAGAACTTCGGCCCGAGCGTGTTAGTGATGTAGTCCTGTGTCGCGGCCGAGAACGCGGTTTGCACGTCCGAGATGATGTTCGAGAACGCCGACGTGATCGCCTGCTTGTCGGTGGTGATCGCGGCGGCAGCGGCGTCGGTTACCGCCTTGATCTGCGCCTTGAGGTTCGCAGCGACAGTCTTGGTGAACGAGTCGTCCGCCTTCGTGATCTCGTTAGCTACCGACTGCGCCTTCGCCATCTGCCCGTGCGCCTTGAGGTCGGCTTCCTCTGTCTTGAGTAGCGAGTCGAGCGTGTCGAGATGCGCCTGAGTAGCGCTGTCCCCGAACGTCTGCTGCGCCGCGCGGATCTTGGCTTCGAGCGCGTCGGGAATCTTGTAAAGCGGAGGCTTCTTCGGCTTAGCTGCCGCGCTCGAACTCGCACCGAACGAGACAGGGGCCATGCCGCCGCCCGCTGTGATAGCGCCACTAGCGCCCATGATTGACGAGATGTAGTTCTGCGTCTCGGACGGCATGGTGCCGCCGTTCTTCAAGTAGTTGTCTACGTTGCCGGAACCCCAGTTGTAGGCGGCAAGCGCGAGCGGCCAAGACTTGTATTTCGCGTAGAGGCCCGCCATCATCTGCGCGGCCTTCGGGAGCGCCTGCGCCGGGTTGTAGGGGTTGAACGTCGTACCCGACCCCATCGTGCCCGGCATGAACTGAGCGATTCCTGACGCGCCCGAAGCGTTATGTGCGGCCGGGTTGAAGCCGGACTCCTGCTTGATCTGCGCGAGGAACAGCGACGAGGGGACGCCGTACTTACTTGCCGCCTGCGCGGCCATGTTCTTTAGCGGGTCACTGCCAGGGATATAGCTCGCCCCGAAGCTACCAGGGAGATAGCTCGTCTGAGCCGCACTCGTGTTCTTCTCAGCAGCCGGCGCGAGCAACGAACCCTCGCCCAGAGCGCCACGAATCGCGTTACCCAATGCCCCGCTCTGTGTCGCTAGTCCACCGAGGAGCGGTACGTGGCCGAGGAATCCGATCCCAGCCTTGTTGAGAACGGACTGCCCGGCAGATGATGTAGGGATGATGTCGAGCGCGATGACGAGCGCGAGAGGTCCGAGCGCCTTGAGTTTTCCGAGCGTCCCGAGCAGTAGACTCGACTCCGACGATGCCGCTCCGAGCGCGCTCGCGCCAGCAAACGCGATCATCTCTGTCGTCCAGCCCAGGACTATCGGCGCGAACTTCAACGCGACGAGCAGTTCTAGCGTCTTCTCGAAGCCGCCCGTCGCCTTGTCGATGTCATCGAAAGCCGTCCGGCCCGTCTTGAGAATCCCGGTCAGATCACCAACCGCCGTCTTTACGTCATCGGTAACCGTCTTCTGATTCTTCGACTTCGAGATCCAGTCCTCGATCGCCTTCGCAATATGGTTTACCTCCGGGAGAAGCCCCTGTCCGACCTTCTCCTCAAGATCGTGGACGGTCGCGCCGAGTTGCATCGTCGCGGTAGTCGAATCCTTCGCCTGGCCAGCCCAACGCTGCTGCGCCTGCGTAAGCGCCGTCTCAACCGACTCACCCTTCTGCACGACGATGCCGTACCGCTGCAAAGCCGTCGTCTTACCGTCGATCGCCTTACCGACCGCCGTCGCCGCCGTCTGGAGCGAGATGCCCTTACCGCGCGCCAGATCCTCCACAAGCCCCATGTACGTCACGGCGTCCGTCGCGTTGCCCGTGATCAGCGTTAGCTGCTTGAGCCCGCCGAGAATGTCCGTGTTCGTGTAGCCGAGCTTCGCGCCACCATCGGCGAGCTTCGCGATGACCCCCGTGTACGCGGTGAGGTTGTCGCCCGAGTGAACGATCGCGCCGTCGAGTGACCGGAGCGCAACGTTGTAGTCTTGTGCGCCCTTAACGGCCGTCTTGATGCCCATAGCGACGCCAGCACCGACAATGAAGCCCCCGCTACCGAGCGCGAGCGCAGCCCCGAACTTGCCGAACGAGCCGGTGGCCTCTAGTGCACCACGCGAGAACTTTGCCGTCTCGGTTGTCGCAAGCGCCGTCTCGCGGGCAGACGAGCGTACCATCGCATTAGACGCGAGGACTTCCAGGCCAAGCCGCTTCTGTGCCTTCGCCGCAAGGTCGAGTGCGGCAACCTGCTCCGCCGAGCCAGCCTCCGCCGATGCCGCGACGCGCCCGTACTCGGCCGCGAGCGCCTGGAGCCGAACCTTCTGCGCCTCCGTACGCTCAATGTTCTTCGCAGCAACCGACTCGACGGTGACACCGAACGTCTTGGCGTTCGCGGATGCCTCTGCGAAACCAGCGGAGTTGTAGTCGGTCGCAATTTCGATTCCGAGCCTTGGCCCTGCCATCGACTACCCCCCTTCGCTGGTATTCGCCTTCACGAACTCATGCAGCCCGAGAATCTGGCCGAACGTCATGCCTGCCATGTCTCCGCGCCGAACGCCGCACCAATGGCCCATCCACGCCGCCCAACAATCCGCCGGGTCGTAACGGGTGCCCAAACGAACGCCGAGCACCCTCTCGACGCGTACCGCTAAGTCTCCGAAGCCTCCGTCACGTCGTCCTCCTTGGTAGGTCCCTCCTCGGCCTCCTTCGGCGCGTCAGGGAACTCCAAGACGATGCCATCCATGAGCGGAAGCTCGTTAATGAACTCCACCACGTCCTCCACCGAAGCGTCCCGCGCCCGCTGCAACGAAACAGCGAAGTAGCCGATCTTCGTGGACGCATGAGCCAGGCCGTGCTTGTTCAGCAGGCGAATCCAGGCGTCCCAATCCTTGCCGGTGACGGCCTCCACGAGCGCGATGTCACCCTGCTTCCATTTCTCGTTCGGCACCAACGGGAAGAACAGTCCTTTGTCGCCGATGCCGCCGATGCGGAACCCGGCTTCCTTCGGCTTCTCAGTCTTTGCAGCCATGGCGATTCCTTTCGTTCGTCAAACGTGGTAATGTCCCAGGCGTCAGGGTTCCCAACGTAAGGAGGCGTCGAGATGTCATCTCCATTTATCGATCCGCCCTCATTCCGGCGGTTTAAGCAAGGCGCAGCCCGACTACACGAGGCCAGGAAGATTGGCGAAGCCCGCCGGGCGATCCTTGGCTCACGCATCAACGATCGAGAACTAACCGATGCTGTGACCCTCATCGACGCGTGGCTCAAGCGTCAACCCGCAGATGTCCGCGAGTACGCACTCGCCAAGCCGGAGCCTCGCAAGGTTGCGACGATGCGGGAACCCTGACAAGCTCTCGCCTCTCGTCGCAACGTTCGGCCCTCGGCAACGGGGGCCGTTCTTTCGGGCGTTAGTGAAAGTTGACGGCCCGCTCGACCGCCTCCGCAATACGGGCCTTCGCCTCCTCCCCCTTCTCCTCCAGGGCAGGCAGGAACGCGTGCATCATCTGGATCACGCCCCAATCGGGACGCTTGCCCGTCGTCTTGCGTAGCTTCTGCTCCACCGTGACAAGCCCGGCGGAGCGGACTTGTGTTTTGACCCCTGCCGCCGACCGAGGAGACGCAGGCTTCAAGCCTTTCAGCCTGTCTGCTGCGTCCTTCGCCACAACATCGCCCGCCTCACGTTCAGCGGTGCGAAGTCGTATTGCGAGTTCCCGGTCGACGGCATTGAGGTCGGCGAACAACTCCGTGAGCCCCACAACGCGTAGCGGCTCCCGGCCGTTCATTTAGGTGCCGGAGCGGGTGATTGCGCCCTGCACGGCGAACGTAACCGGGCTTTCGAGCACCGCGCCAACCTGACCGCCAACCACATCGGCGTACAGCTTGCAGTTCCCGATATAGGACGGGTTGGTCGACGCGACAGTGGAGCCGCGCGGGACAACCTCCACCACGAACACCGACTCCGCCTCGTACAGGTTCGACAGGACGCGCTCCACGAGGGAGAAGTCCTGATCCTGGTAGAGGTCGATCGCGAACGTGTCCTTCGACAGTCCGTGGATGTCGGTCGTGCCGCCGTCGCCGGACGCGGTAACGTCAAGCTGCGCCTTGTTGCGGGTCACCGTGCAACCCTTGACGTAGGTCGACCAGTCGTGGCCGTCCACGAACACCGCCGGGTTTTTCAGATAGGTCTTCTGTGCTGCCATGTTCCTCCTCCCGGCCTAGAGCCGGAATACAAGCCCCGGCCTCATGCCGGGTCGGGGGATGCTGTTACTCGCCGCTAGCGAGCATGTGAACCGTCCACGTCGAACCCAACGCCACACCGCGCGCCGTCTCAAACAGTTGGTGGCCCTTCGCCGAGATGACGCGGAGGTCGTCCACCGCGCCGCCCAACGTCGAATCAACCTCGAGCGCCGCCTTGATCGACAGACCACCGGACGATGCGAGCAACTGGTCGAGCCGCATCTGTGCGGCCTTCTCAATGTTGGCCGCAACGAACGCCTGCACAACCCACGTCCATTCGTCCGTGCCGCGCGAGCCTGTCCGGTCGTAGGTGATTCCGTCCGGCATGAACTGGATGACGTTCGCCACCGGGATAGAGAAGTAGTCCTGCGCCATGAACTGCGCATCAGTGAACGCCGACGTTGATAGCGCCGCCTTGAGTCCCGCACGGATGAGAGCCGGATCGGTCATCCGACAAACAACGGCGCACGATCCAAGCCGCGCACCATCCCAACCAAGTCAGGATCCTCCCGTGCGATACGGATAGCCGACTCGACGCCCATACTTACCGCGCCGAACGGGGCCATACGCACACGCTGGAGAAGCCTTGACGCCAGGATCTTCGTCAACGTCACCACGCGGTCGGGCGGCTCCGTCCATCCGAAGCTACCGACCACCTGGACGGCCCTGACCCCGCCGACTGGGAAGAACGAACTGGCCCGCTGCTTCATTACGAGCCGTTCCCACGGCTTACCGTTCAGGTCAGCATTGTCGGGGCCAAGTTCGAAGTCCGTCCCGAGAACCAGGGTCGTCTCGAACGTGCCGTCGCCGTCCTGGTCGGTCTGCACGCTGGTCAGGCTCACGCAGTCGTCAATCTCCAGCACGACGGGCCGTAGCGGCGTGTAGTACCGCGTCTGATCGTTCGACGCGTCAGCCAAGTAGAAGCGCCGGTCACATACCGCGTCGACCGCACGCGACGCCGAGGCTAGTGCCTCTATCAACTCATCGTCAATGAAGTTGAAGTCGCTAATGCTCAGCGACGATTTCATCGCGTCCAAGGTCACGTAAACCGAAGGGTCAGACAAGCGCCCTCCTTTCGAGGGCACAAACCGCCCCAGCCGACAACCAGCCAGCCGGGGCGGTAAGCGCGGTCAACGTGCGGCCTTAGAAGGTGGTCACCGAGCAGAACGCGAACGCGCGCTGCACAGCGAACGCGGCACGGAACTCCGCGAGCACCGTGATCATCCGCTTGATGAAGTCGTCCTCGTTCGAGTCCGAGATACGCACCGAAGCGCCGGCACGCACCCACAGGGTCGCGCCCTGCTTGAAGTTGCCGACCAGCGGGGAATGCTGAGTCGCCAGCGGGGTCACCACGACCGGGAGGCCGAAGATCGTCGGCTGTTCCTGCGCCAGCGCGAGGTTCGAGAGAAGGAACCCGCCCGACGTGGACTCCTGCAACAGCATCGTCTCGTAATCCGACGGGTGCATCACGATCGCGTCCGGCTCATCGAAGAGCGACAAGCGGACGGCCGTGATGGCCTTGTGGATCGTGCCGATACGACGATCGTTCGTGTTGTCCGAGTCGATCGTGTAGCCACCGGCGAGTGCCGCCGGATAGATGCCGGTGAAGTTGATCCCGGTACCGTCACCGAGGGCGATCTGCCGCTCAGCCTCCAGGAGAACCCCTGCCGACAACTGACCCTCGATGAGAGTCTGCAACGCCGCGATGTCCGCAAGGTTCTCGCGCGGAGCCTTCGCGTACTGGCCGATCGAGCGGACACTCACGTCCGCCGTCGTCCACGTGTACGTCGCCTGGTCGTACGCGACGCCGACGCCTGCCGTGCCGACCGCCTTGATGGCCGCAACGTCCGTGCGGACGGTCTGCTTGCCGTACCGGACGAGATCCGAGTCCGTGCCGCCGACACTGATCAGGTCGATCAGGCGGAGCCGACGAACGGGGAGCTCAACCGGCGGGTACAGCCGCTGGTCGATCGGGATCAGGCTCGCACCGTCGCCACCCACGGCGAAGATGCCGCCACGGTTGCCGAGCAGGTACTTGAGGCTGTCCCTGTCCGTCATCTCGACGGCCGGGAGACTCCCACTGAGTCCGATCTCGCCCATACCCGCAAGCTGCTCGCGGGTCAGTCCGGTGCCAGCAATGAGACGCTCGATAAGCGAACCACTGTTGCCCTTCTGTGCCGAAGGTGCAGGCACGGAACTCGCGAACTTGCTAAGCGCCTGCGCCCGTCTTGCGTTGAGCACGGACAGCCGCGTCTTGTCGTTGTCCGCGTCGAGGTACATCGCCTCAACGACCTTTGCGGCCTCGTCGTCCACGAGCGGGTTGACGCCTGCGGCGCGATACTCTGCCACCTTGGCGTCTGCCGCCTCCTTCTTCGCCTGCGCGTCACGAGACACGCTTGCGATTTCGTCCGTCAGCCCCTTGAGCTCATGCTCGAGGGCGCCACTGAGAATCGCGCTCACGCGCTACCTCCTTGTGGGCCTATGCCCGGTTGATGTTCCGGGCGTTAGCGCCCGTTCGAGTTCGCCTCGCGGAACTCGCGCCGCGCGAGCAGCGCTTCCGCATGAGGGGCGAACGTGACGACTGTTTCGGTGTCGTCGTGCCGTTCCGCCGATGCTGCCGGCGAATCTTCTGTGTCGAGCGCGTCGATGGTCGAATCGTCCAGCGCGAGCGCGTACCGCTGCCCGTAGCCGCTCGTTGACGTACCAAGCATCTGTGCGACCACCTGATCGAACGTGGCGACACGATCAACCATCCCCAAGCCCGCAGCCGCCACCGCAGAGAACATGCGGCCCTGACCGTACGAGTTGAGTACCTCCTGCGGGTCAACGCTGCGCCCCAGTGCAACCGACGAGACGAAGTTGTCGTAGCACTCGTCAACCATCGCCTGCAAGTACGCGGCAGCCGAGTCCGACAGCGGCTCAGTCGGGTTGCCCTCGACCTTGTTGTCGCCCGCCGAGATGTACGTCACCTTGATCCCGTCCTGTGCGAGCGCCCCGCTGTAATCGACGTGGCGCGAGTAGACGCCGATGCTGCCGACCATCGCGCTCGGTGACGCAACGAACTCGTCCGCCTGCGACGCGAGCCAGTACGCGGCCGACGCGCACGTCGTGTTCGCGATAGCCGTCACCGGCTTAGAACAGTCACGGATCATCGCGGCAGCCTCCGGGACAAGGCTCGCGCTACCGCCCGGTGAGTCCACGTCAAGGAGGATCTGTCCGACGCTCGGGTCAGCCTCCGCAGCCTTGAACTTCTCCATGAACGAGGTCAGCGCGCAGCCTCCGCCACCGGAAAGATCTGACACGGGGCGCGGCAGGATCGTCCCGTAGATCGAGATGACCGCGACAGCCCCACCACCGGGCGCCTGGAGCGCGCTCGCGGCCGCGTGACGCTCTGCGAACTCCGCATTGGACTCGCGGACGATCTCCGCGATCTCGTCGCTAGAGAGCCTTACACCGGCTGCGCGTCGGTCGATGATCTCGCACACGGTTTCGAACGCTTCGGGCGTGATCGCCCATGGCGCACTGAGGGCACGCAAGACGTGCCGCAAGCGGTCAGCCATACAGGTTCCTTTCGTCGTTATCCGACTCGCCGCGCGTCCCGAAGCGAACCGATGAAGTCAGCAATATCCGAGAGGCACCCCGCCGAGTAGAGCGTTTCACTCGACGGCCAGAAGGTGTACTGCCGCCAACGCCCGAACCAGCGCACGACGCCAAGCAGATCGCCGTACTTAGTCTCGACGCGCCAAATCTGCGTCTTACCGGAAGGGCTGTCGCCGACGAAAACCAGGACGATGTACTCGTATGAGCGGGTCAACATCGACACGCCCGGATAGACCGCAAGCAGCCGGAGCAACGGATGGTGTAGCCGTCTTTGTCGTAGGTGCCGAGATACGTGCCCCACTTGCCACACCCACAGCGCGGCATTGGCATAACGGGTGTCGCCACGGCTAGGCCGCGTTCGAGTCGGCGGGCGGATCGCCCGTCGTAGATTCGCCATCGGACGCAGGCTCAGCCGCAACCGGCACAAACGTCGTCATCGGTGACGTACCACGAGCAGCCCACGGAGCATCAGACAACCCCTCAAGATTCAACGGCTCCAACCCCAGCCACTGCGTCCGCTGCTCATCCGGCGTCATCACCGGGGCCGTCCGCTGCATCACCAACGCCAACGCCTCAAGGTCCGGCCTCAGCAACTCCGCCAGATTGAAACGCACCGTCAACGTCGACCATGACGGTTGCTGCGGGAGCAACTGGGCCGCAAACTCGCCCTCAACGTCCGACGCCCACGGACCAAGAGCATCGCGCCCGAACTGCTCCCGCAACTCCTTCACATTCGACTTAATCGCCTGATCCAAGATGCCGAGCACCGGGGGCGGCACCGAATACGCCGCAGCGATCTCCTCGCGTGACAACTTAATGAGCTCCACAATCGCAGCCTGATCCGGGGCCTTCCCCATCTCCTGCCACGTCACCCCCGAAGCGGCAATCACCTTGCCCGCGTTCTCCGGCGACGTATACAAGTCACGCAGGAACGTGCGGATCTCGTCGGCACGATCCTTGTTCAGATCCTTGTCTATCGACACGAACCCCGAGGGTCGCGCGCTGTTCGAGAAGAACGCCACGAGATGCCTGACGAGCGCGTCATGCAACGCGAGCGTGTGCCGGCACGACTCCAGCGGCGACAATCCGTACATGCCTTCCGGGTCGCTGCCCTGGCCGAAGTGGATTACGTCGCGCGCTTCAACCTGAACCAGCGGCCCGAACATGAAGCCGTTCCACGGACGCCACTCATACGCGAGCGGCATCCCGTTACTGTCGGGGATCACCCGGAGCACGTCACGCCACCGGATACGACGGAAACCATTGGGTGCGCCGAACGAGTCCCGCAGGATCAGCCACAGGCCGTTCCCGTAGACGAGCCGGTCGATCATCGTGCCGCCGAACATCGCGTTACGCGACAAGCCCGAGAAGCCGTTACGGAGCAGCTTGTCTAGCCGCTGCGGCCCTGTCGGCGCGCCCGTCGTGCCCGGAAGGTCGCCGCGCTCACGAACGAAATGACCCTTCGCGTCAGTCGAGAACGTGTGCAACGGCAAACGCGCGATGCCCCTGGAAAGCATGTTGACCGAGGCGTACACCCACGGGTTCGTCATGTAGACGCTGCGGTACGTCGCCCAC